TCGGGCACGGAGAGTACGTCGTGACCTGGCCGGGCCGGGATCTCGGCAAGCCTGTTTTCCAATACACGGGCGACTGGATGAAAGCGAACAAGGCACCCGAAACTGCATGGAGCGTAGGACAATCGTGAAACTGAAGTTTGTACGGTCGTGGCGTTCCTATTGCTCCGGCCAGACGGTCGACATACCCGGCGGCCTGGCCGCTGAACTGATCGCCCGAAAAGTTGCAGTCGAGGACAAGCAACAGCAGTTGATTGAAACCGCTGCTGTCGAAACGCCAGTTAAGACGGCCGACGCCACGCCACGCAGGAAACGCACGCGATGACGTACCGCAGCCTCACCAGATCGTCTCAGCCTGTCGTGGAGCCCGTGACCATCACGGATGCCAAGGCCCACCTGCGCGTCGACACCGACGCTGACAACACCTACATCATGGGTTTGGTGGCAGCAGCTCGAGCATGGGTCGAGGAGTATCTGGATCGCTCGCTGGTACACACTCAGTGGACGATGCGGCTGGACGGATTCCCGCCGAACGGACTGGATAACCTCGAGCTACCGAGGCCGCCGATGGCAACCGCCTCGGCCGTCTCCGCGGTAGCGATCACGTACACCACCGAGACCGGTGCCGTGGTCGTGTTTCCATCGCACGAGTACCGGGTCGACCGGAACTCCACGCCCGGCGCCATCAGCCCGCTGTACGAGCAGGCGTGGCCAGTGCATCGCCGAGACGACAACTCCGTGACGATTACGTGGTGGGGCGGGTACGGCGAGGACGGCCGCAGCGTACCGACGCAGATCCGGCACGCGATGTTGATGCTCGTGGCTCACTGGTACGACCGGCGCGAGTCTGTCCTGACCGGTCTGGTTTCCAAGGAAATCGAGTATGGCGTGAAGTCGCTGCTCGACTCATGTCGCTGGGGAGCCTACCGATGAGCACCTACACACAACTGCCGGGCCAGCTTGGCCTCTCGCTTCGCCGTGGCGACGAGCTTGGCACCACCATTGATTTCTCGCCTACGACGATGACCGGCTACACGGTGTCGGCCGTCATCACGTCGCTCGTTACTGGCAGCACGGTGGCGGCGTTCCAGACCACGCTGACCAACGCAGCGGCTGGCATCGTGAGCATTGCCCTGACGGAGCAGCAGACAGCCGCTCTGCCGGTCGGCACGTACGGCTGGCGTCTTGAGTGGGATGCACCCGGCAGCGTGCGGCGTACGGCCTTGCAGGGTCTGGTGGAGGTAGTCGGGTGACGACCACCGCAACCGTCAACAGCAGTCCGATCACAGCCACCGTATCCGGTGCGGCTGTGTCGGCGACCGTCACGAGCTCGAGCACGTCGGCGAGCGCGTCCGGCGGTGTCGGGCCTGCGGGAGCAGCAGGCGCGGCGGGTTCGGCAGGCGCCACTGGACCACAAGGCCCAGCGGGAGCCACGGGGCCAGCAGGTGCTGCAGGCGCCACGGGCTCGCAGGGTGCACCGGGACCGCAGGGGCCGCAAGGTGCCACAGGACCGCAAGGCGACACCGGCCCGCAAGGTGCCACAGGTCCAGCTGGTGCAGTTGGAGCCACGGGAGCCACTGGTGCGAAAGGCGACACGGGCTCCCAGGGGCCAGCAGGCGAGACAGGCCCACAGGGGCCGCAAGGCGCGACGGGCGCCACGGGACCGCAGGGAGAGACAGGACCGCAAGGGCCGACCGGCCCGCAGGGCGCGACAGGTGCTCAGGGTCCGCAGGGTGCGCAAGGCGACACAGGCGCTCAAGGGCCGCAGGGACCAGCCGGGCCAACGGGTGCCACAGGCCCACAAGGCGACACCGGACTAACAGGAGCCACTGGCCTCACCGGGGCGACAGGCCCGGCCGGTGCAACAGGACCCGCCGGGGCTAAGGGCGACACGGGTGCAGCTGGGCCGCAAGGCATACAGGGCGACACAGGCGCTCAAGGGCCGCAGGGTGCAACCGGCGCGCAGGGGCCGGCAGGCCCAACCGGTCCGCAAGGGCCAACTGGCGACACGGGTGCAACCGGTCCACAAGGTGCCACAGGCCCGGCGGGAACTACCTCGTGGAATGGACTCACGGACAGGCCGACCACGTTCACTCCCGCCAGCCACGCCAGCAGTCACGCCGCAGCAGGCAGCGATCCGCTGACGATTACGGCGGCGCAGGTGAGCGACTTTTCTTCGGCGGTCGCGGCGGCTTCGTCTGCGGCTTCGCCTGACTCCATACACCCGTTTCTTCTGATGGGAGGCTGACATGCCACAGACGCACAAAGTTCTTGGGCAAACCAGCCCAGCGGCTACCACGCTCGCCTCGCTCTACACTGTGCCGTCTGCCACCCAGGCGATTGTCTCGACGGTCACGGTGTGCAACATAGCAGCGACGGCGACCACCTATCGGATCGCAGTGCGACCCGCTGGTGCTTCCATCGCAACCTCGCAGTATCTGGTTTACGACGCTGCACTGCCTGCGAATGACACGGTGACGCTCACGCTCGGCGTGACGCTGGCGGCGACTGACGTTGTGAGTGTCTTTGCCGGTTCTGCCGACGTGGCGTTTCACGCCTACGGCGTGGAGATCACATGACGATCCGCAACGCATCGCAGTCGCTGGCAAGTGCCTCTCGGCTACGGGCGGCGATCAGCCGCACTATACGGGTACTGGTCGTCGGCGGCGGTGGAGGTGGCTCTAGCGCGTCAGCCTCGAACCGTGTTGGTGGTGGCGGTGGTGGAGGCGGCGTCGTGGATTCCAGTACGGAGATCATCTTGGGCGTGCTGTACACGGTGCGAATTGGTGGCGGCGGTGCGGCTGGCGCGATTGGAAACTGGTCACGTTTTCACGACTTCACTGCCACCGGCGGCGGCGGCTCTGCGGGCACGACTTATTTTCAAATGGGGACGGGGCCGGGAGTGATTGGTTCATCGCCTCGCCAAGTGTCCCTGTTTCCGCACCAAGGGTTTAGCGGCGGTCTGGGAGCCACAACAAATACGAATTTCCTGCACGGCGGTGGCGGTGGAGGTGCTGGCGCACAGGGTGGTGATGCGACGACTTCGGCAGGCGGCAATGGCGGTGCTGGCAGGCAAAGCACAACTCCTGTGAGTAGCACTAACTTTGGCGGCGGTGGTGGTGCTGGTCAGAACAACAACGCGAACAACGTCACGACAGCAGGGAGTGGCGGCACGGGCGGCGGCGGCAGCGGAGGAACTACCGGGGCCGGTTCGGCAGGCTCAGCAAACACTGGCGGCGGTGGCGGCGGCGGAGCATCGCCCGCAAACGCAGCCGGGGCGGCTGGAGGCTCTGGCGTGGTCGTGCTTCGGTATTCGGCTGGACTGAATCTGACCGTTGGCGTTGGTCTGACAGCCACAACGACCACAAGCGGATCGGACAGGATAACCACGATCACCGCTGGTACTGGAACCGTCACGTTTAGGTGAGACCGCAATGGCACACTACGCATTTATCGACGAAAACAACGTAGTTACCGAGGTGATTGTCGGCAACGACGAGACAACCGGCGATTGGGAGTCGCACTACGCTGCGGCGGTCGGTCTTCGCTGCCTGCGAACCAGCTATCACACTCTCGGCGGGCAGCATCTCACCGGCGGCGTGCCGTTCCGGCTCAACTACGCAGGCATCGGCTACACGTACGACGAGCGGCTCGATGGCTTCATTCCGCCATGTCCCGGCGAAGGTTTTGTGCTGAACGAGGCTACGGGCCTTTGGGTCGATCAAGCGTTCGTCGAGGAGGCCACATGATCCGACCAGGCGACTTACGCGAGCGGGTGACTGTGCAGGTGGCCAGCGGTACCACGAACGCTCTCGGCGAGACCGTGCTGGCATGGTCCGACTCGTCCGCTGTGTGGGCCAGCGTCGAGGGCGTGTCGGCCCGCGAGGCCCTGTCGGCAGGCCAGCAGGAGACCACCGTCACGCACAGGCTACGGCTGCGGTATCTGCCCGGTCTCACCAGCCAGATGCGGTTCGCGTGGCGTGGCCGCACGCTGGAGATCGCCAGCCTGCTCGAGCACGGGCACCGCACCGAACACGAGGCCATCTGCATGGAGCGGCGCAATGGCTGAGCAAGTCGGCATCAGAATCACGACGAACATCCCAGGGCTGGAAAGCATCCGCAACGCGTTCGAGGCTTTGCCAAAGAACCTCGCCGCGAAGCACATGGCCGCCGGTCTGAGGCGTGCCGCAGAAAAGGGCGGCACGCTGCAGGCCCTGAAGTCGGCCACGCCGAGAGGCCCTACCGGGAACCTCCGGCGGTCGATCGCCGTGAAGAGCAAACGGTACCCGCGAAGCGGTGTAGGCATCGCCATCCTTGGGTTCAAGTCTGGCCGGAAAGTGAACGAGCCGTACGACAACACAAAGCTGGGCTACCACCAAGGACTGGTGGAGTTCGGAACGAAAGAGCGTTTCCGCCGCACGAAGGACGGCCGCAGGGTGTCGACCGGGAAAATGCCGGTCGGCGGCTCGTACGGTCGCCCGCCGGTGCGGACTGCGTGGGAGCAAACCCGCGCGAGGGTCGAATCGCTGATGCTGGAGGAATTGACGACGGCGTTTGAAAATGCCGTCCGGGAAGTCGCCTCCAAAACCAAGGCTGCACAAGGGCCGTTCTGATGGCTTTGAAATCTCCCGAGGCGGTTCTCAGAAACGCCCTCATCTCGGACACCGACGTTCAGGCGTTGATTGGCGGCCGGATCTACCCGCTGCGATACGTCGGGCCGTCGCCGATTCAGTTTCCGATCATCATCTGGCGGCGTGCCCGCGTCCTGCGTGAAATGGCGATGAGCGGGCCTGTGGGCCTTCCGAAGGTCTCGGTCGAACTCTACGTCTACGGCGTGACCTACGAGGCGGCACGGGATCTGGCGGACAAGTGCCGCCGCGTTCTGGATGGGTTCGCTGGCAGTCTCGACAATACGGAGGTGCGGCAGTCGTTTCTGGTGGACGAGGCCGACGACCTGGTGGAAATCGACGGCGCGGAAAACTCGCTCTATCTCGTTCGACAAACCTACGACCTCTTTTGGCTGGAGAACTAATTCATGGCAAGCCACGCTCAGGGCACAACTCTTTCTTTTGCTGGCGCAAACTACACGGTGACGAGCGTTACCTACTCGATGACCGACGTGTCGGCAGGCGACACCATCGACGTTTCGCACCTTGGGCAATCGGCTGGCAGCAACGTGCTCACAATGGATCGACCGCTGAAGGGCAGCGCCACCGACACGGGCCGCGAGGTAAGCATCGAGTACATCGGCACCGCGCCGATCACTGACGGTGCCACCGGCACCCTGGCCATTACTGGCGGCCTGACGCTTTCGGCGGCCGCCACCGTCAGTTCGTCGAGCGTCACGCTGACGGTCAACGACGCCACGCGTGGCCAGGCAACGTTCCGGGTTGCGCGAGTCTAGTCGCGGAGGTTTCCGTGGCGACGTACTCGCAAGGCTGTGCGGTTTCGTTTGCCGGTGCTTCGCTGACTGAGCTGACCAGCGTGCAGTTGGAGCTTGGCGGCGGCATGCCCGTCAGTCGCAGCGGCGGCTATGCACCCAGCGGCGGCAGCGTGAGCGTCGAGGGTCTCGCTCCGGGTTCTTTTAACTGGGGCCAGTACGGCACGCTCAGCATCAGCGGCGGCGGCGTGAGCTTGACATACAACGCAGTATGCACAGGCAAGGGAGCCACTGCGGCTGCCAACGATGTGACGCGTTACACGTTCACGTTCGACCTGATTGGATGAAACCGTGGCACTGACAAAAGAACAAATCCTGGCAGCAGA